GTTCCAATGATTTGAACTTTACCGTTATCTTCACGCTTCAGACCCGCAGTTGTTCCAGCAGGATAAACTCCGAATACTGTGTTAGGACCCCAGTCAACAAACCAAATTGAAGTGTTGTCTGATCCAGCTCCACCCGCAGATACGATCTGCTTAGACACAGGCTCAGAAGAAGTTAATGTAGACAAGATATCTGCAAAACCTGCAACTTTACGAGCATCTTCTGAAGGAGATCCGTAGAACAATAAGTCAGCGTGTTCTTGTGCCATTGCTTGGATGTGACCTTGAGCTTGGTTCCAACGATTGAATGCTACGCGATCTTGTCCACCGCGAGCTGCAACCATTACGTCGATCTGAGACTTAGATTCAAAGTGAGCTGCGCTGAACGAGCGTTCTTCAAGTCTAGACTTAGATGCTGGAATAGGTTGATTGGCTTTACGGTAATAAACCGCAGGAAGATTTGATCGAAGAGATTCGATGTGAACCGTCTTCTCGTTCATTTCAATGTAGGGCATATGATCCAAGATAGGGTTTGATTGAACTAATACTTCTGCTACTTTACCAATTCGTACGTTTTTGCCTTTAGCTACATCCGCTAGGGTAACTAAACTTGCTCCGATAACTGCCATTTAAGCCTCCATTATTAAATTAATTATTAACATACATATCACTTAAAAACTTCCATTGATCAGTTGGCTTTGTCTCGGAGGCCGCTGATCCATCACCCTGTACGAAGCCTTCTGTCTCGTAAAGCTTCTTTGCCACAGCGTGGAAATCTCTCATAGTGTTAGGAGGCAGCATTCCACCCTTTTCTGTCAACATCTTTTTTGTATTAGGCATGAAATCGTTAATAAATTTATTAACCATCTTGGTGTTTGCATCGAAATTAGCCCCACCAAAGTCCTTATCATTCTTTAATTCATTAAACCAATCAGTCTTAGTTTTAAGTATTTGAGCATCTAGTTCTTTTTGATAGTTAGCTTGCTCGACTGTTTGTTGTTGAATGTAGTTCTTTCTGATGTCTACCAAAGCTTGTTGCGCTTCTTTTGGTAATTTATATTTTTCAAAATTCTCAGTGAACAATTTTTTATCTACATCATTGAAATCTTTTAAATCTACCTCGACCTTAAACTCACCTGGTGCAGGAGGTGGAGGAGTTGCGGGTAGAGTAGGCGCAGCAGGAGGTGCTGCATTTGGATCAACATACCCAGACGCATTAGGAGGTGGGGGTGGTGTGTTGTAACCAGAATTTACTTCGGCCGCTGGCGGCGTCGCTGCTGCTGGTTCGGGGGTTTTTGGGGTTTGGTTTGGTACTGGCGGTTGTTGTGCTTTTGGGATAGCGTATCCAAGTTCGTCGTACTCAATACCCCCTTGCGCTTGAGGCGTCGGAGTACTCGGTGTAGGTGGCGGGACTTGGGGAGTTGTTTGTGCATTTGCGCCTCCTCCACCAGTGTCGCCCGGATTTACTTGATTGAATAGTATGCTAGACTTTTTTGGAAACATTTGATCTCTCCTGGGTTATTTTTTCTTTTTCAACCGTAGCTAAAATGATTCCCGCCATGCGAGGTTCAGCTTCGGATATTAATCTAAATAAGGCGCGTCCTGGTCTAAGCGATCCGAGTTTATCGAATAGAAGATCTTCTCTCAGACCTAGGTCGGGCAGCTCTGCTACTTCAAAATGCTTGAAGAGATATTTTATGAATCTCTCGCCTGGATGAGTAGCTAGAATAGAAACAACATCATGGAGCATTTGTTGGTGCTCCATGAGTTCTTGCATATCATAATCTGTTAGAACTGGTGGTTTTGCTGGTTGGTTCATGTTAAATGACGCACTTAGTTAGCGTCTGACCAGGTACCATTGATTCCTACAACTGCCCAGTTAACAGCATTAAGAGCTTCCAAAGTAATACTATTACCTACAGTAGCGTTCCTAGAGGCATCACCTGCAACGTTTGTAGAGTTCAGTATGACATCGGCGTTATCTGGATTGATATCAAAGTTCGAAGCATTGGCTGTAATGAAAGTAAAACGACAACCTAATACCGTAGAAGCTTCAGGTAAGTTGATTACAATCGCACCACCATTATAAATAGTAGAACCGCACTGTGCTGATGTAAGCGTAGTAGCTGTAGCTAAAACTCTAGACTGCGCAACACCTACATTCGCGTTAGCAATAACCATCTTTGCGCCGGACTTGGTACAGTTAATACCCGTCGAGCAAGAGATGATGTTTAGCAAACCAAGATTAGAAGTGCTTGTTTCACCTCTGAAACCTGCCATTGCTGAGATACCGAACAAGAACAAAATCAAACCTATAAAAAATTTTCCCATGTTAAACTCCTTTTGTTTTAAATTAACTTGGAACTGCTCTTAAATCTTTGACTGCACCAGCAACACTTGGCAAGGCTTCTGTTAACATCTGCTGTCTTTCCATATTTGCCTGAGCTTGCTGTCTCATTGCGTCAACATCTGCTTGATCTCTATTCAAACCAGCTGGCAAGAATAATCTATCCTCATACAAGTCACATAACTTATCAAGGTTAGCTTTTTGAAATACTGAAGGGTCGAGTTGACCCACTCGCTGAAGCATATCGATATACTGATTAATCTGTGGAAGATCCGCTGCTCGCTGCGCTTGCGCGAATGTAGAAATCATTTCTACTCTCAACCATTCACCTTCTAATTCTGGCGGTGGAGGAGGCATAATCGGATCATCTTGGATAACATAATTCATTACGAACTCAACATTTGGTACATTGTAAGAAGTGTTGAGAGCTTGTAAATTTGGACCAATGACTAGTTGTTGTTCGTTGATGATTGCTTGAGTTTCCGTAGCAGTTCGAGTCTTTGGATTCATTGACAAGAACAACAAAAAATCTGCGAAGAAAAACTTATCGACCATTCGTCGCAAGTCTTCTACGTCAGCGGTTAAGTTTACAACCGCAGGGTTTATTTCATACACATTGCGAAGTCCACCTTGAGACATACTTGTCGCATCGACAGGAATGTATCTGTTGGCTTGCGTTGTGATATAAGATTTTTTTAAATTAGCTGGACCTTGGATTGTAGGAGCAAGCATCTTCTCTAAAGCCACATCTTTACTGATTGCTTTTTTATTCAAAGACTTTATCACACCCATTGCCATAGTTGCAGGTCCAGTCTCACCGTACTCGAAGTTATCCGAGCTTTGAGACTTACCAACAATAAACGGTTTACGAGTTGAATAAGACTCTCGAAGGAACTGCTTATCTTCCTTAGAATTAGGTTCTAAGAAGCCGCCATTGTCCATTCCTTGACCATAAAAGCCACCGACCTGTGCGCCACCTAACTCATAGGTTAAAGATAACCATTGACGGTTTTTACCACCAACAGCCTCATTAACATTAAAGTCTTTGTTTTCCATGATGATCTGAGCGCACTCGATTTTTACTGAGTAGTTACCTTTCTCGTAACAGTTCTTTATTTGGTCTGAGAACATTGACCAGTCGTAATCACCACCTGGGGTTTTCTTACCGTACTCTTCTACTAGTGCTTTTACGTTTAAAGTAAACTTGCGAGTTAGAACCACAGGCTCATTTAAAGCGTTATTAATAATGAAGTAAGATCCAGGAGTCAGGGTATGATAGTGAAGTCTAAAGCCTGGAAGCTCTTGGATAATGTGCGCACCGGTATTTAACGCACCGTAGTCATAATAGAATTGCCCTGCTGCGTTATAAAAGTTACTGACTGCAAAAACTGATAAGCATCGATTAGTAAGCATATCAAGCCATTCGCGTACTCTTGTAAGACCGTTTAATTCTCTATCTGGATGAACGATTCGAAACCAGGGACGAGTCGTAGATGTGTTACCTTCTAGAAAGCCAGCTACGAATGATCTATGAGCAAGCAAGTGAGTACCATCAACAATGTGTTGATTATTTCGCTCACCCTCTGGTTGATTTAAAATGTATCGCATCCTGTGAGGGATTACCCAACGACCTTGATCGATCCAAGTACCTTTGATGGTCTCGAATTTTTGTTCAGCCTGTTGACGGACATATTCACATTTAGCACGAGAATGTTTATATTTCATTTTACAATCCTAAAAAGTCTCTGGTTAGATTGTTGAACGCACCCGACTCACTACCAAGACCTGAACCTGCAGCATAAAGTGATCTACGTTGAGCTGTTCCAGCCGCTCTTGATGCAGAGACATCAGTGCGTCTAAGTCG